AATTTTGTCGAACCTGCACTGATGGAGATGTTGGAGAGATTCAGAACTGGGCGGTTACGAGTGTTCAGCAATCTGGTTCCGTGGTTTGAGGAGTTCCGCAGATACCACAGGAAAAAAGGAAAAATTCATAAGGAGTTCGATGACCTTATGGACGCAACACGATATTCAGCTATTAGCGTAACACGGTTCGGTCAGAACGCAGTAGAGCGAGAGCAACTAACTAACGGTTCAACAGGATACACGACAAATGAATATAGCTTCTGAGATTAATGAAGGTGAGTTGCTTGCCTCACTGGAAAACAGCATCAATGCCGCAGACTCATATGCTGAGAGTGAAATAGGCCAACAGCGAGACAAGGGTCATCGCTATTACTACGGCCAACCGATGGGCAATGAGCGTACTGGCAGATCACAGCACGTCAGCATGGATGTATTCGACGCAGTTGAGAGCGTAAAGGCCATGCTTATGGAAACCTTCTCGGCTGATAGAGACATTTGCCGATTTGATCCGCAAACCGCAGAGGATTTTGTTCCTGCGAAGATGGCGACTGCGCTGACTAACTACATCTTCTACCGCGAAAACAAAGGCACGAAGATTCTGCATGACGTGATACACGACGCACTGGTTGCTAAGACGGGCATTGTTAAGCGTTACTACAAGAACTACTACGAGTATGACGAAGAAACCTTTGAAGGCTTAGACGAAGCAGGGTTTTCGATGTTGGCTTCGGATGAGGCTGTGACAATCACTGAGTACGCAGAAGAAGCGCAAGCTGTACAGGCACAAGACCCACAAACAGGGCAGATGGTTGAGGCTTCTCAAGTCATGTACAGCGGTGAGCTTGTGAGGAAGATCGACAAAAGCAAAATCTGCATTGAGGTGATACCGCCTGAAGACTTTCTTATAACACCACGCGCTACGGATGAAGAAGATGCGGATTTTTGTTCGCACCGAACAAGCCGTACACGCGGTGAGTTACTGAGTGAGGGTTACGATCCTGAGTTAGTACAGCGTCTTGATGAAGACAAGGATCTGCACGAAGACGGGTCACTTGGCAGAGATTCAGTCGATAACTACCGTCATGATGACTCATACGAATCAGATAATGACCGCGAGTATGTGACGATCTACGAGTCATACATGAAGAAGTACCGCGATGACTTGCAGAAGTGCGTAGTGCTGAAAGTGCTTCACAGCCGCAGAGTCTTATTGGATCTTGAGATCGTAAGCGAGAAACCTTTCCGCTACTTCACACCGTTCCCACTGCCTCACCGCTTCCACGGTATGAGCTTGGCTGATGTGCTGTTCGACATCCAAAAAACGCAGAGCAGTTTGAAGCGTGGTGTGGTTGATCATACGTTTATGACCAACACCTCACGGTTCATCGCTAACTTGTCGTTGGTTAAGAACCCACGCGATCTGTTGGATAACAAGGTGGGGGCGATTATCGATGTGAACTCACCGAATCCTGAGAACGTTGTGCGTCCGATGCCGATGCCCAACTTGTCAGGCACTGTGTTCCAAGCGATTGAGAACTTAGAAACTGAGAAGGAAGCGCGTAGCGGTATGTCGCGTATGGCGCGAGGCATGGACAGCACTGTTGTCAGCAAGCAGAACAGTTCTGATCTGATTACTCAGTTTATGAATGCTTCTAACCGCAGAATCATGGTGATGGCGCGTAACTTGGCAGAGAACTTCTTGAAGCCACTGATGCACGATATCTACAGATTGGCGATAGAGAACGAGAAAGCGGAGAAGATGATTCAGTTGGACGGCCAGTTTGTGCCAGTGAATCCACAGTTCTTGGGTGATCGCACGGAGATGTCAGTCGCAGTTGCACTGACACCTGAAGAGCAAGCGCAAGAAGCGCAGTTGCTGTTATCTCTAGACGGGCAGTTCACGATGAACCCTAACGACCCAACTTTGGGCGGTATGTATACCGCGCCACAGCGTCACGCGATGCTCAGTCGAGCCTTTGAGTTGTTGAACATTAAGAACGGTGCTTCGTTCTTGTTTGATCCAAACAGCCCAGAGTACCAACAGCAACAGCAAGCGATGCAACAACAGCAGATGCAAGCTGAAGAAGAAGCCAAGCTGTTGGCACAGCAACAAGCTGAGTTTAACGCTGATATCACCAGTAGGCAGGTATCGGTGCTTGAAGGCCAGTTAGAACTGGATGTGCTGAAAGAACAGCAGAAGATGGTTCTGGAAACTCAGAAGCAGGAACACTTGGAAGAAGAGAAAGACAGCAGATTGCTTATGGATGTTGAGAAACAAAACCATGACATGGAGATGGATGAGAAGGAACTCGCTGTCGAAAAAGAACAGAAACGTAACGTATCAATCGGGTGATTTATGCCAGTCGATGAAAAAGCATTTGAAGACTTTATTAAGAAGGCGCACGACAAGAAGTACGCCAAAAAGAAAACGCGCAAACAGGCGTTTGATGATTTTGCAAAGTGGAAAGAAGGAAAGTTAGACAAAGAAACTACGTTGCCAAAGCCTCCAACACGGGGGCGTATGGCGAAAGCTAAACCTAAACCAACCACATAGTGGAGTTTTTATGAGTAACGAAGAAATAGGCGATATGGCTAGTACAGCAGAGGCCGCAAAAGAAATGTTAAACAGCGCGGTGTTCAATCGGGCATTTGAAGACATGAATCGTTCGATCATGGATCAGATACTCGCCACACCACCAGAAGCTGATGCTGAAAGGGAGCGTTTGTACGCCATGTTTAAGGCGGGACAGATGTTTGTACAACAGTTTGCCGGACTCATAAACAACTACGAGTTGGCGACACAAGAAGAAGTTGTGTAAAATAGGAGAATACCCATGTCAGAAGAGCAAACCGCAGTACCGGACTCAACTGAAGCAGGTGATAACGATATTATCGCTAGACTAACGGCTGTGTTGGAATCCGAAGATGGACAACCCCCATCGCCTGAAGAAGAGCAAGAAGTAGTTGAAGAGACTACTGATGAAGTGATCGACGAGTCACAGGAAGTCGAGGAAGAAGCTGAAGAGACTGAGGAGGTCGAAGACCCAACCGAAGAATCTGATGAAGAATCTGAAGATGAGCCTGATGTCATAACCGAAGGTGTGATTGAAATTGACGGAGAAAATGTTTCCGTTGACGAAATCAAACTTGGGTATATGCGACAAGCTGATTACACCAAGAAGACGCAAGCAGTGGCCGAACAGCGTAAGGCGGCTGAAGAACAAACCGCCAACTACGAATCCACACTCAATGCACTTCTTACTGCTTCCGGTGCAGACCTTTCACGTTTTGACAATGTGAATTGGGAGCAAGCGGCAGTAGAAAACCCTGATCAATATAAGCAAGCCAAGGCGATGTACGAGCAGACTAAGCAGACGCACGATTTTATTCGCGCACAAGCTAACGAGCATCACAATCGCGTTCAAGCACAGCAACAGGCGGCAATGAAAGAAAACGCCAAAGAAAGCCTGACTGTTCTTAAATCTACAATCCCGAACTGGAATAACGATCTGTACTACTCAATAGGTGAGTACGCCACAGAAGCGTTAGGTGTCACCACTGAAGAATTCAATGATGTGCATGACCACCGGATGATTACGGCACTGTACAAGGCTATGCAATTCGATAGGGCTAAAACGGAAACGCAAAAGAAAGTGAAAGCGACTCCGAAGAAAACTTTATCGGGCAAGAAAGCTGAACCAAAGGATTTAGGCAAGAAGGACAACTATCGCAAAGCGCGTGACCGTCTGAAAAAATCTGGATCTATGGAAGACGCTGTTCAAGCCCTCTTGAATAGAACTTAACTTTAGGAAATTTAATCATGCCAGTAGTAGCAAATACTTTAAAAACCTACGATCAGGTAGGTAAGAAAGAAGATATCGAAGATATCATCTATGACATCAGCCCTACGCTGACTCCATTCACATCTTCAATCGGCTCAAGTTCAGCATCAGCCACGTTACACCAGTGGCAACAGTCAGAGCTTGCGGCTGTCGGCACAAATGCGGCAGTTGAAGGCGCAGACGCAGGTGCGGCAAGCAACAACACCACAACCATGAAAAATGCTAACACGCAGATTTTCACCAAGGTTGTTCAGTCTTCTGGTACTTCTGAAGCAGTCGCCACCTATGGCCGCTCTTCCGATTTGCAGATGAACATCGCAATGAAAGGAAAAGAGTTGCGTCGTGACATAGAACACGCCTTTGTGGGTGCTTTGCAAGCAGGTACTGCGGGTAACGCAACAACTGCTCGTCAGCTAACTTCTGCTCAGAACCAGATCGATGCTTCTACAACTAGCACCGCAGGTTCTAACCGTGCGTTCACTGAGACTCTGCTTTTGGGTGTTCTTCAGGACGTTTATGAAGCAGGTGGCGATCCCAACCAGATCCAAGTTACTCCATCTCACTCTGTAACTGTTGCCAACTTTGCGGCATCAGCAGGTCGTGAGCGTGACTTCAGCACTGGCACTAAGATCGTGAACTCAGTTGATCTATACGTGTCGCCATTTGGTGAGTGTTCTGTTGTTCCAAATAGATTCCTTCAAGCGAATACTTGTTTGGTACTTGATACTGAGTATTGGAGCCGTGCTGTTCTGCGTCCAATGCAGACTATCGTTCTAGCCAAGTCTGGTGACTCTGACAAGCGTCAGATGGTTACTGAGCTAACTTTGGTTTGTGAAAACGACAAGGCTTCCGGTCTTATCGAAGCACTTACTGCTTAATAGCAACAAAACTGGGTGGCTCTTCGGAGCCATCCTTTTATTTCTTTTTGAGGTATCTATGTCGAGCGAGTTAAAGAGTCATCTTCATCACGATCAGGCTGAAGACAAATTTCATATTAGCCACTCGCAGGATGTCAGTGCTGTTTTAGAGGCTAATAAGCGAGCAAGAGAGCAAGCGGAAGGTCAGAAGATGGGCGACATGGTTCGTGTTGCGTCTATACCTGATGTAGTAGCCATTGAGTGGATGAACGAAGGCATCAACGTGATGTCACCGAACCGCGAAGATTTAAGACGCATGAAAAAGAAACTTAATTCACCTGAGTACGCTTATTTGCGAACAGGCGGTGGAAGACTATGAGTATGACCACTTATGACGGGCTAAAAGCCTCAATCGCTAACTGGTTAAATAGAAACGACCTGACAGCGGAAATACCAGATTTTATTGAACTTGCGGAAAACAGAATATTCCACGAAGTTCGCGTTCCTACGAACGAAAAAACAATTCTACTGACAGTTAACAGTGAAGGCTACGCCACGTTACCAAGTGACTTCTTAGAGTTGAAAGATGTCTTTTGGAACTATGAGCCTTTGCAACGTGTCTCGTTGACGGACTTGTATGGTTACAAGCCACAATCAGGCAAACCTGCATTTTTTGCGCGTGAAACCTACAGGCTCAAATTCTTCCCCACACCAACAGTAGGTGCGTCCGATGAGATGCGAATGATCTACTACTACGATGTAGGTCGATTAAGTAGCACTGACACGTCAAACATAATGCTGTCATTAGCACCAGAACTGTATCTGTATGGCTCGTTAGTTGAGGCGGCCAACTTTCTTGGCTCTGACGCACAGAAGTGGGAAGTTGGATATCAACAAGCTTATTCAAGGCTGACCAAACACGCGAGGGACTCTGAGTTTTCAGGAGCCACTTCACAAGTAAACAGCGGGTACTAATATGGGTGGTTTTTTTGGCGACAATCCGGCAGATACAGTCGTTGGGTCTACGGACGCGACAGAATCAACGATTGCAGAAGATGCAGTTGAGCAGACGGACACAGCAAGCGGCTTTTATCAAGGATCGCCAGAGCAAACCACAACTGATGCCTACACAGCCGATGCCCTAGCATCTAAAAATGCGGCTTCTGTATCTGAAGCTAATGCGGCTACTTCTGCGGCTAATGCGGCTACATCTGAAACAAATGCCGCAACGTCAGCTACAAATGCGTCTAACGTAGCTTCATCTATTGCAGGTGATGCGTCATCGGCAACAGCGTCAGCGGCATCTGCACTTGCATCGAAGAATGCGGCTGAGACAGCGAAAACAAATGCTGAGACAGCAGAAACAAATGCTGAGACTGCCGAAACGAATGCGGCAACGTCTGCAACGTCTGCGGCTACTTCTGCATCGACTGCAACGACTAAAGCTTCAGAGGCATCTACCTCTGCTAGTAATGCGGCAACATCAGAAACAAATGCCGCGTCATCTGCAACGTCTGCATCTGGATCGGCAACCACCGCAACAACTAAAGCGTCAGAGGCATCTACCTCTGCGTCTAATGCCTCGACCTCAGAAAGCAATGCGGCATCCAGTGCAACATCTGCATCAACATCTGCGTCTACTGCTACGACTAAAGCGTCAGACGCGGCAACGTCAGAAACTAATGCGGCATCAAGCGCAACGTCTGCCGCCACCTCTGCATCAACAGCAACAACAAAAGCATCAGAGGCGGCAACTTCAGCATCAAGTGCGGCAACTACATTAAGCAACATCACTTCACTTACTGCGGCCACTGGCGCGGCAGGATCTTCTGCGTCATACAACAGTAGTACAGGTGTTCTTACCATTCCTCGCGGTGATACAGGAGCAACCGGAGCGACTGGAGCGACAGGGCCACAAGGAGCAACTGGCCCACAAGGGCCGCAAGGCGATGCGTTTGAATACTCCGATTTCACGGCTTCCCAACTAGCCGCACTTACAGGGCCAACAGGTGCAACAGGGCCACAAGGTGAGACAGGGCCGCAAGGTGCTACCGGAGCGGTAGGTGCTGACGGAGCAGATGGAGCTACAGGGCCGCAAGGCCCAACAGGTGCAACTGGCCCTGCGGGTGCTGATGGTGCTGACGGTGCAACTGGCCCACAAGGGCCACAAGGTGCAACTGGCCCTGCGGGTGCTGACGGTGCAGATGGAGCTACAGGCCCACAAGGGCCGACAGGTGCTACGGGAGCTACAGGAGCTACAGGAGCTACAGGCGCAACTGGCCCTGCGGGATCAGACGCTACTGTAACAACATCAGCGGTATCATCTGCGGGTGCGCTGATGCGATCTGGTGGCACGATGACAGGTCATATGAATCGTGGCGCGTACAACATAACAGGCAACGATTCTACTGGGTTGTACGCTACTAGTTGGAATCGTGTTGCAACAGCTAATGGTTATATAGATTTTGGGCCAGCTAACTCAAGTCACGCGCATATCTACACAGACCGCTCGAACTTTTATTTTAATAAAACCATGTACTGTCTTGGTGGCTCTACGATCAACCAAAACGATATAAGATCCACAATATTCTACGACACGGACGACACCACCTATTACGTTAATCCTGCAAGCTCTAACTCCAAAATAGTCGGCCTAAACATACACGCAGGTTCTAACAATAACACCAACGATGCCTCGCTTTACATAAACAAGACAAGTAATGCTGATTGGGGTCTAAAAGTAGTGGGTTCTAGCAGTTCAAATGAATACGGATTGCAGGTCGATCTGGCGGGGTCGCACAGCTATAACTACCGCGCCCTAAATAACGGATCAGAATATTTAAGAATCGGCACTGATCTGCTTTATCACAACTCAAGTGTTCGTGCGCCTATCTTTTACGATACGAACGACACTGCTTATTACACAGATCCCCAAAGCACGTCTCGCATGAATTATGTGAAACCATCGCGGATAAGTTGCCAAAATAATGGTGATCAGGGAACACCCCGATGGGATTTCAGGGCGTATGTTGTTGAGTCCCCGCATATTTACGCACCGAGTTCTTCTTCGACCATGTACATTGGTGAAAGCAACCACATTCACATAAGGTCAACAGGGCAAGCATCAGGCGATTTCCGCGCACCCATTTTCTACGATAGTAATAACACTGGTTACTACATGGATCCTGCCAGTACATCGTATGTCAATTATTTAGGTAGAAAGTCACACAACGCGGGACACCTTGTAGGAAGCTACAACAGCGTAGGTGCTAACAGCACTAAATCAAACCCGATCTACACGATTGGTAGTAGCTACAACCCTAATTCAACCACTCTGTCGAATATGTATGGCATTGGTTATTCGCACTCAGACGCTTCCTTTATTGGTATGGGTGCAAGCGGTTGGGGGATGTATGTTGCGGCAGATGGTGACGCACGGGTTTATTTAAGCGGTGGCAACGGTGCTATTCATTGCACGGGAAACATCACAGCTTACGCATCAGATGAACGCTTAAAAACCAACATAAAGCCTATTGAAAACGCCCTAGATAAAGTCGGCAAGATACGGGGTGTGACATACGATTGGGTTGATGACATTACTTCTGAGTACGATTTTCACCCAAGCACCATGCACGAAACGGGTGTCCTTGCTCAAGAAATACAAGAGGTGATACCCGACGCTGTTACAGAAGCACCCATGAACAGTAATTACACTGCCAAAAATGGAACTGACCATGAATTCCTAACTGTTCAGAAGGACAAAATTGTTCCACTTCTTATTGAGGCGATCAAAGAACTTAAATCCGAGGTTGATGACCTCAAAGCTCAACTGGAGTCCAAATAATGGCTATAACTTATACTTGGGAAGTCACTTCTCTGAAAACGAAAACAGAAGGCAGTAACGCTGATGCCGTTGTCCAGACATACTGGAAAAAGATAGGCACTGACGAAAACGGAAACACAGGTACGTTTGTCGGGGCTACACCATTTTCTTCTGCCGACACAGAAAACTTTGTGGCATTTACTGATCTAACTGAAGAAGTTGTTCTTGGTTGGATACAGGCAGACGTGACTGGTGGCTATGAAGAACACGTTAACGAGCAGATTCAAAAGCAGATTGACGAGACAGCCAACCCTATAGCTGAACCTACAATGCCGTGGGCTACTGAAGAGTCAGAGACGCCTGCCTAATGGCCTTACAAACGTCAGGTGCAATATCATTTGCCAACCTACAGAGTGAGTTTGGTGGCTCTCACCCAATCACGATGGGGGAGTATGCATCTTTTCGTGTATCTGGCTCTGGTAACACCATCAGCATGAATCAGTTTTATGGAGCGTCTGCCTCACTGGATACGCAGACGGTGACTGTTGGTTCTAAATTTCAGTACTACCAAACATGGCGCGGGTATTGGCCTCAGATTAGCATAGGCTCTATAAGCGATGGAACGTCAAATATTTATGGCGGGGCTTCTATTTCAGGCATTGTTTGGGCAAGCACTAGCAGGTTGTTTTTTTACGTTAGCGGCAGTCGAAGTAATTCAGGTTGGTCAACAATGCAAGTAGGCTCGACAACTGTTAACAGAACGAGCGGATCATATAGCAACTCAGGTTCGCTTACATATTGGTTGTGGACAAGCGTTTCTGATCCTTTTAGCTCCAACGGCACAAACACAACGGTAGTATTTAATTAATATGATTACCTACACGACTAAAGCAGATGAAAGCGTGACAATGGCGGTGTTCACTTCAGGTGATATTGATTTTGAAGTGCCGTTGACTGACATAGCAGAAGATGACATTCAGGCGCATCTACAGGCACAAGTTGATATTGCTATTGAAATGCAAGAGATTATGAATGCCGCTGAATAGCGGATTTTTTGGGGATAAATACAACTTACGGTAGAATGTACTACCATGAGGTGTATTTATGGACAGTACACAAATTGGACAATCAGGTGAGTATCTAGCCGCTTCAGTGCTACAACGCCATTTCAAGGCGATAGCTTTCCCCGACATTCCCACAGCATACGACTTACTGGTTGAAACGAAGAATAATTTGTTTCTCCGTTGCCAAGTGAAATCCAGTGACGTGATTAGTTCTGTAAACGGGTGTGACTACTGGCGGTTTCACGCAAAAAAAGCATCAGGCGCATATACATCAAAAGACTGCGATTTCTTTGCGTTTGTGATTCTCCAGACCAGAACGATTGTTTTTAAAACACCGGACAACTTAACGAGTGGTGTTTTTAGAGTAAGGCTAGATGACGCTACGTTTGAGAACGAAGCACAAACTTTGCAACAAACATTAGGCGAGTGGCTGTAATGAGCGACTTTAAATATTTCAAACGAGAAGATTTCGACTGCCAAGAGACAGGCGAGAACCGTATGGAAGACGAGTTTATTTACAAACTTGATCATCTACGAACCGCTTGCGGTTGGCCTTTCATTGTTACCAGTGGGTACAGAAGTCCAAGCCACAGTTTGGAGATAAAGAAAGCTTCTGGTGGAGGCAGTCACACTAAAGGCATTGCCGCTGACATCAAAGTGACCAACGGGAAGCAAAGACACGAAATAGTTAAACACGCAATGGCACTTGGCTTCAGTGGCGTAGGAATCGCCAAGACCTTTGTTCACGTTGATATACGAGAGGACACACCTGTCGTATGGACTTACTAGGAAATAAAATGACTGAAGAAGCTAAACAGGCGGTTGATGTAGTGGCCGCAAGCACTGCAATAGGATCATTAGTTGCTTGGCTACCCCCACTCGCTTCGCTCTTCACCTGCATATGGATGGCGATAAGAATTTATGAGTCAGAAACCATTCAGAAGTTGTTAGGTAAATCTGAATGAATATCTTGGGGTCTTTAATTGCTCCCGTGACTGGTCTGCTAGACAAGTTCATTGAGGACAAAGATCAAAAAAATGCTTTGGCGCATGAAATTGCGACATTAGCGCAAAAACAAGCGCATGAAAGTGCATTGGCACAGCTAGAAGT